GGCGAAGCTCGAAAGCTCCCGATTCTTTAACTAGGCAAATGTCCCCGGCAAGTATTCCGTGTGAAGTAAAGTTTAAAACCGTTGACGTGTTTGAAGTTGTTGTCGTTTCAGCGGTGTTTGTTCTTTTTCCACCTAAAAGCGATCTGAATAAAAGGTCTAAGCCTTGCGGAGCCGCTCCGGCGGTTGTGTTTGCATGAAATTCTGTTGGTAGCTCGGCTACGACTTCAGCAATTCCCACCCTTGAGGCTTCTTGCTCAGTCGATGAGCCTAAAATATTTCTCGTCAATTCTTCTCTTGTTTTGTTTGCAGAGGTTCCCTCGGCTAAAACGGCCACATAATCAGTGCCAACGCTCGGCGCTGCATAAGTTCCCTCTGTGGACTCAACTTTAAGCCCGACGCTTGATTCATTATTTACAACACCTATTGCCATGATATTTCCCCTTTTATGTTGTTGCTTTTCTGGTTTTAACCACGAAATTCATTCTTACACTAATAACATTTTGACCCATCTTAGCAGGTTCGTCTAATGAGAGGTCGCTCACTAGATAAACCGTTGACGGGATTCCTATTTTTGACTGAAAAAGGTCTTTGTAGAGAGTTTCCAAGTCGTCATAAATTGTTTTCAAGGCGGTTCTCTCTGCCTCATCATTGGACCTTCCCCCAAAATCTTGGGAGAGGATAACGAAAAAGGATTGGTCGAGGGTAATTGTTCTAAATGTCCCCTCCGCTGAAATCGAGGACCCGGCCCCGATGCCATATCCCGCTGATGACGACCTTTTGTCATTTTTCTCGATTTCATATGAGTATTTTAGGCGGGTATAGCTAGGCAAAACAGCATTTACTCTGGTTTCAATAGCGTTTAAAACGTCTGTTGTTGCGCTGGTCATTTTCTAACTATCCTTATGTCGCTTCTCTGAACCCTTTCGTTAGCGTCTTTAATTCCATCGTCGTCCGAATCAATCGAAAGCAAGCCGTTTTTTTGTGCGTTCATATATAGAGAATGATAATCCTTGCTTTTCTGTCTCCATATATCCGTTTCATCGTCTTGAATATTTGAAAATATTTTGGACAAAGCCAAGTAAGTTGCGGCTAATTTAATCTCCCCGACCTCAAGCAAATCAAAAGCGGTTATATCTTCCCTGTAAGAAGCAGAGTTTCTTTTCTCGTGCCCTGCATTTCTTAAAACTTGAATAATATGATCCCGGCAGGCAACATGAGTTAAAATAAAAGAGCTTTCTCCGCTAGGTAAAAAGTCGCCTATTTCAAAATATTCCTTTTTAAGGTCTTGATCGTCAGCAAAAACAATATTTAAACCTCTTGAGATCGTGCTTGAATGAGTAACTGAAGGCCTTAATCTATACCAGTAAAGCTCGGCTGAATTTACGGTCGTCTTTTCTTCACTGGTTTGGTTTCTATTCCATGTAACAAATCCCGATCTAGTGAAAGATTCGGTATCATCATAAAAGCCTTCTAAATCAGTCCAGGAACTCCCATTATAAAATTGCGCAGTAAACTCACCGGCGTTTGTATTTGCAGTTGATAGTTCAATATAAAAACAATTGATTGGCTTATAGAATCCAATATAAAGATAGTCATCGGATTCGTTCAAATCAATTGTAAATGTTCCCCTAGACAAATCCAGTGCTTTATTTGAATGATCTAAAAAAGAGCCATTATCATCATGTAATACGGTTAATTTATTTTTTACTTTTATCATTTACAACCTCTGGCCCTACTTTAATGCTCGTAATGGCCGGCTCATCTATGGTTTTAACTTTTATATAAACCATAACTCATCATCATAGATTGTCATGGTATCTTGGATATATTCAACGCCAAACAATTTTAGCTTTTCTACAAACTCTAACTCGTCATCATAGATTGTCAGCGTATTTTGACCAGTCACAATTTCCTGCCCTGCTTCTAGCTCTCCATAATGAACACTTGGGTCATTTGCTATAAACCAACATTTTTCTAGTGCTAAGTGTTTTTTCATTAAACGCCCCCACCATCAATAATTGACCAATTGTGGTCATCAATAAGTCTTTGCCTTGCCGCCGCGGCCGCACTTCCTAGCGTGTACTTTGACAATCCACCATTGAATGACACGTTGTTTTGTACGTTTTGCGCCTCCCAACCGACAAGTAAAGCGTCGTAGTTATTGGTTGAAAGCGTTACGGATAAAAACATACTAACCATGTCGGTAACACTAGTAACGTCCCACGAAGCTAAGTTTTGATCGAAAGCACTAGGGGAGGCGGTTCTAAACATTTCACGCATAGTCGTAACGCTCGAAGTATCCCATGTACTTATATTTTGATTAAACGCGATAGCGTCTCGAAACATCGTCGACATATTCGTAACGCTCGAAGTATCCCATGAGCTTATGTTTTGATTAAATGAAGTAGCATATTGAAACATCGTTGCCATAGTCGTAACGCTTGAAACGTCCCAGTTATTCAACGGCTGATTAAATGAAGTAGCATATTGAAACATCGTCGACATATTCGTAACGCTCGAAACGTCCCAGTCATTCAAAGGTTGATTAAATGAAGTGGCACCTTGAAACATCCTTGTCATATTCGTAACACTAGAAGTGTCCCATGTACTTATATCTTGATTAAAAGAAGTGGCACCTTGAAACATAAAAGCCATGATCGTAACGTTTGAGGTATCCCATGAACTTATATTTTGATTAAAAGAAGTCGCCGCGGCAAACATGTTGCCCATAGTCGTAACGTTCGAAGTATCCCATGAACTTATATTTTGATTAAAGTCAAAGCAAGCGTGAAAGCAATAAGACATCGTAGTAACCTTTGAAGTGTCCCATGAACTTATATCTTGATTAAATAAAGTGGCACCAAAAAGGAAATTTTGCAAACTAGTGACGTTTGAAATATCCCATGAGCTTATATCTTGATTAAAGGAGGATGCACCCCTAAACATATCGGTCATCGAGGTAACTTGAGAAGTGTCAGCGTCTCCTACGTTGGTCAAACTAGGGCAATTATAAAACATCGTTGAACAACTTCCGACAAAGTAAACCTTATCGGCGGCCGTTATATCTAAGTTTGCGCACCCGAAAAATGAACCCGCACAACCTGAAAAATCCCATAAGTAGCCCCACTGGGAAATATCTAATATTTTCAGTTTATCTCTTGAAGACTGTGAAGCATATTGAATTGCCCCTTTAAAATAAGCACCGTCTGGGGTTATTATGATGTTTTTTATTCCGGCCTCGGAGTATATATGAGAAGGAAAAGGACTAGACGGCAAGTAAGTATCCGAAGAACCGTCTCCCCAATCAATTAACAGCGTACTATCTACTCCGCTTATTGTTATCGGCAATATAACAGTATTAGCGTTTGAACTTCCTGCCTCCGTTAAGGTGGTATCAACTTTAATTAGTAACGAAGCCCCTTGCGGCATAGCCCCCGAAATAACCCAACCTTTACCGACTAAGTTATTGTAGGCAAGGGCGGCAATGTCTCCAGTAGGGCTTTCGGGATTATTTGAGTAGTTTAAAGTACCATTAGACAATCCATGTTCGTCTAATTGTATTAAAATTTCGTTGATATTGTTTGCTAAAAAAAGATTGTTAGAAATATCTAAATACAGCAAATTGACATTGTTGGTTATATCGAAATCATTTATTTGATTGTTTGAAATATTAAGATTAACCAATTCGATGTTTTGACTAATATCAAATGAGTCAATTAAATTGTTTGAAATATCTAAATATTCAAGATTTTCAAAACGAGAAACATCGCAAGCGGTTAAGGATTGATTAGTGCAAGCAATGTCAGTGATAAGAGAAAAGTCACTTATAACATTAATTAAGAATGGAGGCGTTGCGGTAAATGCGTGACTGAATGTTAGCCCCGACTTAATCCCTGTCGCATCCCCCGTGTCAAGTAAGACAATACTCATATCGCTAGTAACAAATGTAATACTAAAAGCCCCATCTGTTTTTCTAACTGCTAAATCTGGTGTAACCTTAAATAAACTATACACAAAACCCCTTTAAAATAAAGTGTCTACTTCAAATCTTATCCATGTGTTCGTAGCTATGCAAATTTTTATATAACCCTTATGTGAGCTATGCCCAACCTGAAAAGACCATTGCCCTTTAATGCCTGCGGCTGAGTTATTAGGCACCAAACAGCATGGCACATATTGATTCATAAATTGTTTTAATAAATCACTAATCTTCTTATCTACAAAATTTTCACTCAATGTTACAAGCCAAGTATCCGTTGCAATACATTTATAATATCTATTGTCATTATATGACCATTGCCCTTTTATTCCTTTAAAGTTTGTTGTAACTAGGGCGCCATGGGGGACGTATTGATCTTGAGATAACTTCGATATATCTTTCAATGATAAAGAGTAAGTGTAGTCCAGTGCCCCCGTTAATGGATTGAATCTATATGGCATTATGACTTCTCCACTGAGACGAGATTTTCTTTCGATTCTGTTTGATATGTTACGGTTATTGTCGCAACGGTAGTTCCGCCGCCTCCGCCGTTTTTGTATGTAAAAACTTCCGTAACGGTATCTGGATATGTCACAGCAATGTAGTCAAATTCTATCCCAGTTAAAAATGACCCTGGCAGATTCTCAACGCTGGTTCTAAAATTGAATTTATCATCGGTTTCATCATATTCCGCGGCACCTTTTAAAACGACTTCTGGGCGGCTTTCGACCTTCTTAACCATTATTACGTCCTTTTGCTAGCGTAATACCATGCGACCACTTTATTTTTTTTACAATAAATTGATATTATTTTAAAAGTAAACCCTTCCGAAGCTGATAATTTAATCAGTTTTTCGTGAAGGGCTTTCTCATCCTTCGCCTCAATATAGCTATAGGGAAGATTTATCATAATAAAAAAGGGCGCAGCAAAGCCGCACCCTCGTTAATCTCCTAATTATGGAGTTTCTTCGATTTTAACTACTCTTTTCCCGGAATCAAGAACAGAGAAGCCACCGATATAATCAAGTGAATATCTCCATGCTAATTGAGCTAGGTCATAGTCTCTTTGAACCCTAACACCTTGTTGAAGTGCGAACCCTGACGCTGACGGATGCCAAGCATAAGAATCAGTCCCAGAAAAGACGTTGGACACAATCACTCTCATGCCGAAAACTTGCCCGATCTCACCATTTAAAATCGCTTGATTCGATCCATATTTTTCTGATGAGATAAAGTTGTCGATAGCAAGCATATTCTTTTCTTGAGCCGAACCAACACCAAGAAAGCACTCTCTTGGGTCGATGTTTTGGTCAATTAAAAGCTTTCTCATAGCAAGTACGTCAACAAGCTCAATATCTTCGTTTGTGGCATCGTTATATTGAATAACATGATCTGGAGCAGACGTTGAAGCAGAATCAAAAGTGGCTTTGATTTTGGCGTCAATATCATAAGCCAAATCTTTAGAGGCCTTCAATAAAGAGTCTTGAATCACGTCAACCATTGATTGTTGGTTTGCAATATCTTCTAAAAGAAATTGAACAACTCTGTGCTGGTTCAAGCTGATTGTATCGGCTGCATAAGTGATAACTTGAGAGTCTACCGCAGTATTCTCAGACTTATCACCGACTGTGAAGCCTCCCGATCTTGGTAGCTTAATACTTGAAGCACCAACGACGGCAAGATTTGAAAAGTTGCTTACTGTTGGTAAAAGTTTTGACTCTTGTTGTAAGTACATTTGAGCCATGCTTGAAATGTTCGCCAATGCGGCTGCGGAGGTTTCCGTTACCCCCATCAAAGCGTCTGCCATGATTATCTCCTAGTTTGTTGTTTTAACATTTGTGAAATGTTTTCCTTAAAAAGTTGTTCTCTTTCCGATTTCGACATTTCCGAAACCGACTTACTTTGTGGAGCTTTACCGCTTGGGTTTTTATTAACCATTGATGCAGGTCTTTCATTTTTGAATAGATAATCTTCTTCGTTTCTAAGAAACTCAATAGCCTCTTTAACCCCGTCGAATCTCATCCCATCCTCAGAAACAGTCAAAGACTTTCCGTCTAAAACCGCACTGACAACTCTTTCAATCTTTCTGGCGTCAGGGGCGTATTTAGCCACTTCAAAATTAAGATTTTGATAAAGAGTATTTTCCTTAAGACTATCGAAATCATTTTTTAGTTTTTCGTTAGTCTCTCTCTCCATCTCAAAACGCTTCTGCCAGTTTTCAGACTGTTCAAGCTCTTGTTTTTTCTCTTGGTCTATGGAATCCCTTAAAGATCGATATTTACTAGCGTGTTTTTTAGACTCGCCCTCAACTCGTTCCAAAGTAGACTCTAAAGCCTTGATCTTTTCCTGCAATGCTACCGGGTCAACCTGTGGCGCTTCCGCTTCACTTGGCTTTCCTGTTTCATCATCGTGGTTTTGCACTTCTGCCTCCATACGTTTTTACTCCTTGATGCCTTCGCATCTGTTATTATTAAAATCAATTAGACGCCTTTTGTCTAATTTCGCTTTTTTATAGTTTTCTTCACGGCTAAATTAAGCACCCTCAAAATAAGCCTTGTTAGTGTCGAGTTAAAAAACTCCCCGCTTCTTGGGAGTAGCCGCCTAACTGGAAGATTCCCCTCGCCGCTATCGTGCCACGCCGCCTTTTCATCACTAAAACTTATTTTTAATTGACCCTTTTTGTTTTGTTTAACCGATAAGCTTTTAAGCATTTTCCCGGTTTTATTCATGTCCACGGGTTTTTCCCATCCTTTTACTTTGGCGTAGCCGGGGGAGTATTTTTTAAACTTCTTCCCCTTTACCGGGGACTTTCCTTGAAGTATTTCTGATTGAATATCGGCCTCTATCTCGTTTTTAAGATCCCTAGAGAAATTCTTTGAGATATTTCTGGGTAAATCTTTTAAAAATAGGGTTTTCTTAATCTTCATTGGCATAAGAGTCTATGATTTTCTCAACCTCTGATCTAAGTTCGGTGTGAAATGACGACCTTCTTCCCTTTTCTTTGTCGTATGGGATAAACTGTCTTTGTGGGACCGCCGTTTTTTTACTTTTTGCGCTGTTTTTATTGTGATTGTCTGCCTTTTGGGCTTCGGTGTCGTCAAAAATTCCTATCTCTATTCCGTCCCTGTATTCCCTGTATTGCAATTGGCTCTGCATATCGCCATCAAAAAACAAATCGGCATCAGTACCCTTTCCCGACTTCTTTTTAAATTCCCGGTACTTCTTTTTTAAAGGGGTAAACCTTCCACCCGTGACGGGGCTTCTTTGCTCATCGAGATAGTCACCGATTCTTTTTAAAAGGTGATCTCCTACTGCCTTTTTGACTTCCGATTTCTCAGAGGGGTCAATTTTATTCAGCATCTTCCGAAGATTCAGCCTTTTCGTTACCTTCTTGACCATTAAAGCCACCCATGAAGCTATTTAGTTTTTCTTTTTTCTGCTCTTTAATTTCTTCCAGCTTTGCTTTTGCCTCTTCGTCATCAAGATTGGGGTCAATGATCTGCATTGCCTCAGTATCGGTAATAAGACCCAGCTCCATTCTCGTCCTAATGTTTTGGAGGGTTTCAGCGTCCGAAATCATCACTTTGGGTTTTGGAAAAATTATCCTAAACTCGTCAGGGTCCCCAAGGTTAAAATCTCCATATACTTCTCCATAAACAGCCACAATAGCGGCGACCTCTGCCTCTATTTCAGAAAAATAAACCTGATTCGATGCAATAATATCTGATACGTCGGCATTGGCAATAAGTCTCTCTAAGCCGGAAGAAAACTCCCCGGCGCTTTGTCCGGCGGTTATTCCGTGTTGGCTTAAAATATGCTTGGCATAGTCATTAATAGTTTCCCTCATGCCTTGAAGGTCAGGATTGGCATTGATGTAACTAGCGTCTGCCTGATTCTCCACACCCTCAACGAGCGGCAGATTTATTGCCGTAGTCATCCCGGTATTAAGGGCCTTAATCTCATACCCCTCTGGTGTTTTAACTACAAGTTGACCATATCCCTGTAGTGCGCAACTTGTTAAGAGGTCCGATTGTAATACGTTATATGTGATAGATTGTTCTGTAATAGGATTAAGGAAAGGGAGTTCTGATGAGCTTGATTTTGAAGCAAATACAAAGGGCAATCTCCCAAGGGGGTTAATCATTCCCTCGTTTCCTTCTAATGGAAGATTAAGGATTTCTTTAACGGTGCTTCCTAGACTAGAAAGAGAGGCTTGGATCCTCCAAACGCTATGATGTTCAGCGGTCCACATTGCATAAATTCTCGTATTAGAAGAAGCGTCATTTTGCGATTCGGCAATAATCTGCTCCATGTAATCGCTATCACTCCCAAGCGTGGTCGTGATCTCATTGTCTGGATAATTGATAATAACCGCTTCCAGTTTCCCAGACGATTGGTCCCTAATAACAAAAGACTCGTAACCCTTTAGTGAGTGTAGACACAGCCCGTCTTTAGTCTTATTAACCCACAATAAACCATAGTTTTGACGATTGAAATCTCTTTCAAAGTCTTTAAACCCACGGTCAAAACCGCCCTTGTCATAAACCTCGATCATTGCGTCTGTATTGCTCCCCATTGTTCTAATTGGGGAATCTTTATAAGCTTTGCCCAGCTTGGAGCCAACTTTCTGGGACAGGGAAACGTCGGAAACTCTCATATTTTGATATGATTCGGGGAAAAGCTCACGAAGTCTTTCCGTAACATATTCCCTCTGAGCGCCCACTTCAACCTTATAAGCCTTATATTCGTTAATTCTTCTTAACTGGGTTTGATTTGTCTCAATGTCCTCGATTATTTTCTTGGCCACTTCTGAAAGTCTAATATCCATGAATTTACCTTAGTGTTATGATTTTCTTTTCGTGAAGTTCTATTTTATCAAGCGCCCACAGGCCGTACCCTAAACAATCTGAAATATGAGTTAAAAGTTTATTTTCACCTTTTTGATTCAGCTTGTTATCCATCCACGCTACTTTTTCAAGGTCGTTTATTAACTTCTTGCACCTAGGACTTATTTTAATCTTATCGGCCGCTAAAAGTCTATTTACGTTATTTGTCCGATCTGTCACAAACGGGTTTCTTGTCGGCAATATCTTGAAACCCCTGCCTTTAAGAATATCAAAGTCAGACTTCCCTGAAGTTTTTCTATTCTTCCCGGTAGAGTCTGGAATTATCGTACAGCCAGAATAGCCTCTTTTTTCTATCTCAGAAGCCATCTTATAGGTGTCCGAATTTCTCAAGAATATCTCATCTAAAACGTGCCACTCATTATTTACCTGCTGAAAGAAAACACAAGTCATCGGGTCGACGTTAAAGTCCATTCCACAAAAAACAGTTCCCATTTCCCTTTTTGTTTCCGTGACGTGATTCTCTCTATTAAACTCATAATAAACCTGACCGTCATCCGAGTCGGTAAATAGCCCATGTAAAAACCTGTTTCTTTCTCTTTCCGGGAGAGATTCCAACATTGAGAGATATTCAGAGTCGATATTATCAAGGTTATCAATAGGGTTCATTATCATAGAGGCATAGTTTTCCGGGTCCTTTAATGGTTCTGCGTCTGCCGGGTTTAAGCTCTTTTCAAATTGCCAATAACTCCAATGGGCTTTACTTGGCGGGTTCTGGTCGTAATATGCTTTTTTTGAAAGGCTGTTTTTCTCAGCAAGTCTTGTCAGTGCCATTTGAACCGCTGAAAAGGAAAGCTGGGAACATTCGTTAAAGTGCATCGTTGAATATTCTTTACCCAGAATCTTTTCGACTCTTTTATCATCATCAAGCCCAGCAAACCAATATTCGGAGCCGTTGGATATGTTCAAACAATAGTCTGATTTATTAAATTCATACTCCAACTTTGGAAAACAAAGATTAAGCACCTTCGGCAATGTGTCCATCCAGATAGACGTTTTAATAGAGTTGAAAGTTTTTCTAAGTGAAACGTGTCTTGATTTAACTTTGCAAGCTCTTATTATGTTTGCCCTTACAATGTTGAAGGTCTTACCCGATCTTGAGCCACCGTAAAGCATTATGTGCCTTGGCGGCGATGCCATTAGTCTAGTGGCTTCTATCTGTTTCGGTGTTTTT